AGAGACCTTGCTGCGATGGACTTTCCTTCTCAAAAGGCTTTGGACAAGTATCTCAAGGAGCATCCTGATGCGGATCGCGGCAAGCATAAGGTCGTGAAGCAGACTGATCGGGACTACGACTACACGCTTGAAAAGGATAACGACGTGTTCCAGCAGGATATGTCGGCTTCGAGAGTGGCGGCAGGGTTGCTTTCCTTGGCTCGTGCTCTGATGGAGTAACATGGAACGCAGATGCACATCTGATGCTTGTCTCGCACACGCGGGCGCGAAGTCGGTCTCGTTGGACCTTCCGGTTGCGACCGTGCTGATGAATCCGCGCCAAGAGTGGGGCCGTTTGGCTTTTGGGGACGGACGGGTGCGAGTTGCGCGTGACATCAATGTGGACTGGAAATCGTATACCCCGGATAACTATCTGTTTTCACACTGCACCATTGTCGCATCCGTTGCCACAGAAGACAATGGTTACTCTATTGTTCCGGCCTGCTCCGATTTGGTGAATAACAACGGCAATGCTTGGACCAATGAAGTATTGCTGGCGACGTTTAGAACCTTTGTTGGCGGAGAGAACTATCTTGAACACGTGCAGGTCCCGGAGCTGTCGAAGGGCAAGATTCTGGATGCTGTGCTTCGTCCGTTGACCTATCAGGACAAGGAAGGTCGGACGGCGGACATCTACTACTGCTTTACAGGGGATGCCAAAGTGTTGATGGGAGACGGGACAGAGAAGGACATTCAAGATGTTGTGGCTGGTGATCTTGTATTTTCTGGAGATGGTAATGTTCAGGAAGTTCTCGCCGTTTCGAGAAAGTATGCTTCCGACATTGTCAGAATGAAGATTCGTGGTGATTTAGATGTTGTCGGATGCACTACTGGGCATCGTATTTGGGCGAAAGAGAATATCGAAGACGAATGGGAGATCGTAGAGGCGGGATCAGTGGGAAAGGATTGGTGGGTTTTTCAACCTAAGCCAATCTGTCGTGGCGATATTGAAATCAGTAAGGACATGGCGTGGTTGGTTGGATTTTACGCTGCTGAAGGTTCTATCGTCGAGAGGGCGGATAAGGATGGGATCAGGCATCCCAAGGTAACACAGTTCACCTGTCACCAAGACGAAGAGGCGGTCGTTCGACTGGCTATAGATATAGTCTTGAGTGAGATTGGACCATACAAGGTTCCATTTTTCACTCAGAGATACTCTGGTGAAAAGTTGATGAGGGGTATTAGAGGAAGTGTTGATAGTCGAAAGACTTCCGAGTTCGGAGTCAATATACGGGTCGGACACGAGACTCTTGCCGAGATCATGGTCTCTCTTTGTGGCAGGGGATCGACAACCAAGAAGTTTCATCCAGACATTCTGACGGGATGGAATGATGAGGCGAAGTTGGGTTTTCTGGCGGGCTTGATCGATGGGGATGGATATGCAAGGAGAGATGTGGTTGGATTCAAGTCTTCCAGTAACGACATGGTGAGGGGTGTCGAGTTTTTGCTGGCATCTCTTGGCATGGCATATTCAACCACGGGAGACTGGCATAGTGGACCGTATAGCGGGTGTGCGGTCGTAGAACTCGATTGTCAGTCGAGTGATCGTCTTCGGACTTATCTGCGAATCAAGAACACCTTTGATGTGTGGTCTGGTGAATTGGGGTTGAACAACAGAGCATCGATTGCGTGTGTGGGCGGGATCGCTCGCAGAGTTGCTTCTGTAGAGAAAGTTGCAGATACGGTTGAGGTTCCAGTTTACAACATCGAAGTTGCTTCGGATCACAGCTATATCGTTTCTGGAATCAAGGTGAAAAATTGCGACATCTTGGTTGCTACAAACCGGAAGTATAAGCGACTGGTGGGCAAGATCGCTTCGGGTGAACTCACAACGATGAGCATGGGTTGTTTGGCAGACTGGGTAACTTGCTCTCGCTGTGGGGTAGTGCTTGGTGACAATCAGCCGAACTGTCACCACTTGGACAACGAACTACTGGCTCATTTCAGGGACAAGAAGGGCGTCGAGCGGGTTGTGGCTGAGTTGTGTGGCCGTTCGATTATGAAGGGCGGCAAGCGAGTAGGCGACGGCAAGAGCGTGCGCTTCATAGAAGCGTCATGGGTTGAGAAACCGGCGTTCTATGGCGCGGTTTTGAATCACTACGTGAGCGAGATGCCGGTGGAAGCGGCAAGGATTCTTGAGTTCCCGACAGATCGGCTACAGCTTGCCGTGGAAGACATCTTCAAGCTGCGTGTGGCTGACAAGGCGGGAATGATGGTGTTGCGAGTGGCGCAGGCTGAAATCGCCCGTCGGATGGCTTTTGAGCGTGTGGGGAGAATCGCAAGGAGATTGATATGAACGACAAAGCAGCAGCTCGTGAGTTGCTGGCAGCGGCAAAGGAAATGATGGGGGCCGGGAGCTTGTTTTCAGGCTATGCAAGAACGGCTATTGGTGCCCATGCCGAAATGTTGCAGGCTATTGAGCGGATCGAAAACCACATTCACTATCGGCTGTATGGTACAGGATACAGGGATGAGATTACAGGCGATCCGGTCCTGACACCTACGGAAACAGTTAAGGCGAAGATCATCATGCAGCACATTCAGCGGATAAAGAAGGTGATCGATCAGGTGTATCCAGATATTCGAGAGTTGAGGGGTCACGCCGAATCACTGGACACGTTCATGCACTTTAGCTGAGAGCCAACATGATAACAGCAGCCAGACCAGCCATCGAGATTGTCAAAAAGCCCGGTGCGATCATGGAGCGTGAAACACGCTACCAGATGCTTTTCAACGGAAAGCCGTGGGGCGAGCTTTACTTCAATATGACCGGCTACGTGGCAGAGCATGGAATCCCAGTTCCTTCCAGTACGGCTCCCGGCGGCATATCTCACTTAGATGTTGGAGAAGTCAGTATCGGCAGGATGAAGAATGAAATCTCGCGGGCTAATAGGGAGTGGGCATCTCGCGTGGCGTCAAGAAAGACAGCAGACGTTGGAGACGGGGCAATTGATCTTTCCGAGTACGCGGTATGGGCGAGAAATCTTGCCTTCAACTATGTTCACGGCATCGGTGGAGACATTCTTCGCCAGATCAAGAACGCGGCGGAAGAACTGGCGCTGGACCGCTTCGGCGTTGACCGGCGTTGGCAGCACGCACAGGACATGGACCTTCGGACGAAGGAAGGAATGTACTTCCTTCTGACGGGCAGGCGTTATCCCGGATCAACGGGATATGTGTGGGCATCCCAGATTCGACAATCGTTGACGACTGCCGCTGCCGGGATGCCGCATGAGCAATTCATAGCCAAGGTGCGTCGGATCATGCAGAAAATTGCCATGCGGTATGGCGGCGTGGCTCGTGGCCAGTACGCTTCTGGAAAAACGGCGGATGGGGTAGAGTGGTCGGCGACGATTTCACGACATAACGCATCCAATGGTGAGACTTTTGGGCGTCTTGACCTGACTGGCCACAAAGATGGCACGAAGTTTTCTTACGGAGAATTCTGGGACTGGGACAAGTTGTTTGAGAAGGCGGGCATCCCAGTGGTGAATGCCGGAATCAGGGCTGCTTCTCGTCGTGTAAAGTACCCGGAAAACTTCTTCGTTCGTCCGGGGGTATCCATGCGGGCGCGTCAATACGGATTGACGGAAGTGGAGAATAAAGACCTTACCGGTTTTGGTCTGGCTGCCAAAATGCAGGAATGGCAGGAATCCGAAGGTGGTGTTGATGCGTATGTGTATGACGACGCACTTTTCCGTATGAGAGTGGATGGAGTCAGAATGCCAGCGGGTATTCGTCGGTTAGCTTCACGCGAAGCCAGAATTGCCCGCATGGTGGTTGGCGCGAACAAGTACGAGCGCGGTGATCTGGTCATGTTCCACAAGGGCGGCAAGGACACCGAAGTTGAAGTCAGGGAAGTGATTTTCAACAAGGGCCACTACATGTATCTGGTCGAAGGCGAGCCGCAACCGGTCCCGGAAGTCGTGCTGAAGCGTGCTGCCCAGTGACCGGTCGGAAGTGTAAGAATTTTTTGATATTCCTTCCTAAAGCGAGAGCATGGTGTTTTCAGCGATGGAAGGATTTGGAGGGAAACCAGTATGAGCAGGGAGCGCATCACAAGTCGAGAAGCGGATTCTACGGGCATTCTTGCGGCCATTAGCGGGCTGGAGAAGTCCATCGAAGCCGCTGATGACACTGACTTGGTCAAGTGGGCTGACGAGTTGGCCAAGGAAGAAAAGCAGGTTGTCAACAAGAGCAGGCCCGCAGGCCCGGCGCAGTTGAAGGATAACGGCGATCAGAATGCCAAGGCCAACAAGAACTGGCCCGTGTCCGAAGCGGACAAACTCAAGGTTGCCAAGAAGCTCGTGGCTTTGGCTAAGGACCTGCTGGCGGACTGACGAAACTGTAACAATTCTTTTATATTCGGATGTTAGGTGAAAGCTGCACGCTGTCGGAACATTCGGATGTGAAGAGAAAGGTGGAGGGATTTCGCATGACAGACATCGAGAAATTGACCGCAAGGGTCGCCGCTCTTGAGCAGCGTCTTGGCGCTGACGAGAAGGACGAGAAGAAGGACGACGACAAGAAGGAAGCCAGTGAGCGTGACACATTGATCGCCGAGATCGAGTCTGTAGAGCGCAAGCTGAGCGCCGCCGAAAAGGACGAAGAAAAGGACGAAGAGAAGGACGAAGAGAAGAAGGCGTCCTTGGTTGATCCGTCCGGCGTCGAAGAGCAGATCACCCAGAAGCGTTTTCAGGAAGTCGAGAAGTTGGAACACGGCACCGAGCTGACGACCGATGACTCGATGTTAGATGCCGCCCCGACCGAGTACGTGGCGCGTCTGAAGAATGCGTCGGCCCGACTGGACAGGGTCGCGGAATACTTGGAGAAAACGGGCAGAGAGCAGTTGGCGCTTCGGATCGATCAGATCGCAGACGCCATCGACGCTCGCGTGGCCAAGATCACAGGAGGGAAGTGAACATGAGTCGAGTAAGGCTTACAGCACGTGGACGTTCGGCGGCAGATCAGCAACCCCCGTATCCGGGAAATGTCAATCAGCCAGATCGCAAGGACCCGGCATGGGACGAGTATCACACTTTCGAGCAGCAAGTGAATCACGAGCTGCCCGATATGCGTCACCAGTGGCAGGACGACGAGCGCGATGACATTGGCTTTGGCGTTCCTGAAGCATGGGGTCGCTCGCCGACGGTTGCTTCCGTTCGCACCGCCGCTACGAAGGCCGTTCGTATCGCCGTTCTTCTGCTTGGCGATAAGGTCTCCGACGACGTGATCGAAGCACAGGCCCGCGACATGATGGTCATGTCGCCGCAGGCTATGGACCGCACGCTCCAGCGTTTCGCCGACACTCAGAAGCTCTACGCGGAAGACGCGGAGAAGGAAGATGACGACGAAGAGCCGGTCGCGAAGAAGTCCGCTGACGAGTCCGAGAAGAAGGACGACGAGAAGAAGGAAGAGCCTGTAGCGAAGAAGGGCGCGACGGAAGAGCAGTTCAAGCCCAAGGTCGAGAAGCCCGGCTCGGACGAGCAGCCCAAGGCGAAGTGCGGCGCGGATGACGAGAAGAAGGACGACGACAAGAAGGCCGCTGACGAGAAGGACGAGAAGAAGGACGACAAGAAGTCCTGCAACGCCGCTGACGAGAAGGACGAGAAGAAGGACGACAAGAAGGCCGCTGACGAGTCCAAGGACGAGAAGGACGACAAGAAGGCCGCTGACGAGTCCAAGGACGAGAAGGACGAGAAGGACGACAAGAAGGCCGCTGACGAGTCGGACAAGAAGGACGACGAGAAGGCGGATGACAAGAAGGCTTCCACGGTAAGGAGAGGGTCCACCGAGCTTGACATCGAACTCAGCGCGTCGGCGGATGGCGAAGATGAACCCGATCCCGAAGCGGATGAACGGCTGGCTTCACTGCTCGAAGACCCGATGGCCGTCGCAGCAGAGAAGCTGGGGACTTCTGACCGCAAGGTTGAAGCGTCCCAGAAGGCCGGTATCAAGAAACTCGGCGGGCAGCCGAGAGTCGCAAGCGCAGAAGGCGCTGCTGACATCAGTTCCATCTGGCAGTCGGCACCGGATGTGAGCGAAGCGTTCAAGTAAGCCGAAAACAAGGAGCGGAGGAATCTGAAATGGCACTCACCATTCTGATTCGTGGACAGCTCAACTCGATACCGGTGCTGGCCGACGTTTGCTTCACCAAAGCGAACTACGGCGTAAACACCAACACGACGTTGAGTGTCAATACGCCACGGGGCGTGCTCGGTGGTTCGATTGCGGCGGTTTCCGCCGGATTGGACTATACGGTCGTCCCGATGACGACATCCTTGATGCCTGTTGGATTGTTCGTGAACGACGCGGCTGGCGCGGCGTTTGAGAATAGTCCGGCTGTGGCGTCTGGAAAGATCGCCGTTATGAAGGCGATGGCCAGCGTAGAGGTCGATGTGTACGAGACCCGAAACGCTGCTGACAACGCGGACCTGACATACGTTGTTGGTAACTACCTGTATGGTTCGGCTCAGGGCTTCCTGACGAACGAGACGACAGCTTCGGCTATCGTTATCGGCGTTGTGACGAAGGTGCCGACGACCAGCAGCCCGACTCTTGGACTGGACATGCGCATCTAACCCGTCAGGGTGATGCCTAATAGGAGGGACTAGCAATGGCCGTTGACAACCAAACCAAGCAAGAGATCATCAGTCAGCATATTCGCACCGCCGCAGGGCGTCAGCGTTTGGCTGCAAGCATGATTCAGCCCTTGCGCCGTCGCAGGGACTACATGTCGGTAGGTCGTAAGGCGTTCTACGTGGAAGCACTCCCGGATGGCGCTCTGCCGATCTACGACAAGGACCCGAACATCACGGCTTACGTCGTGGGTGAAGAGGGTGAAAACATCGTGGCCGTCGCGAAGCCGAAGCGGGTACTGTTCCCGTTGTTCGAGATCGCGTCGAACCCCGAAATTCAACTGACCGAGATCAAGCAGCGTCGTTTCGACCTGATTGAGCGTTCGGTGGACTTGGGTAAGGCCGAGATTCAGGCGGAAGAAGATCGCAAGGTCTTCGCCGTCATGGATGCTCTGTCGGCTGACCCGACGAATCCGAACCCGGCGATCCCGGTCACGGGCAACCTGACCGCCAACGCATTGGCCGATGCCTTTGCAAACATCGAGCGCACCGACGTTCGCGTCGCGACTGTGTTCTTGAATGCGAAGGACTACGCCGACCTGCGTAAGTGGGATCGGGACACGCTCGACATCGAGACGCAGGCTATCCTGCTCAAGACCGGTCTGATGGCTACGCTCTGGGGAGCTAAGCTCATGGTCAGCCGTATCGTGCCGGAAGGCACCGTGTACGTCTGCGGTGAAGCCGAGTTCTTCGGTCGCGTTCCTGTCAGGACGGAACTGACGGTCATCTCTGCGGATGATCCGAAGAACCGTCTGATCGGTTTCTCGATCTTCGAGCAACTGGGCATTGGGGCGTACAACCCCTTCGCTCTGCAAGTGCTCCAGATCACCCGCGTCTAACCACGCGGAGCGGTAACGCGCTGGAAACAAAGAAGACCCTGCGGGGGCAACCCCGTGGGGTCTTTCTTTTTGTAAATGACCATATTTCAAGCACTTACGATGTCTCCATATCCGAAGGCTTTTCCTGTAATGTCTGTGCGGAAGGGGAAGTGAGTCGGAAACAAAGTAAAGGAGACAGACATGAAAGGCGTGAATCTGGGGAAGATTTCGGCGAACGGCGACGTGGCGAAGAAGGGTGACTATCCTGTGCTGCCCGATCCGAGCGGCGACGTGGCGAAGCTGGTCGATGACTACATCGATCTCAACGCCAAGAAGAAGGCTGCCGAAGGCGGTCTGAAGATCGTGAAGGGCGAGCTGGGTTCCGAAGCGGAAGGTCTGGTCCCGCTGGCCCGGAAGTTCTATCTGGACGTGGCGCACGGAAAGTCGGATGTTCCTTCGTCGGTCGAAGTCTGCGGCTCCAAGGAAGGTGTGTCTGTGCTGGTGGTCATGCAGAATCGGTACAAGGGTGCCGACGAAGTGGCCGTCGGCAAGGTGATCGGCAAGGCCAATCTGGACCGGTACTTCCACCAGCATTTCGAGATCAAGGTGGACGGGGACAAGGTTCCCGAAGCCGTCTCCCAGAAGTTGATCGACGAGATGGTCGCGCTGTTCGCGAAGCATGGCTGTGCCGATGCGCTGTCGGCGAAGAGTCAGGTGGTGCCGAAGCCGGAGTTCCACGAAGCGCGGCACTCGGTCCTGTCGGTGGACCAGAACGCGAAAGTGGACGAACTCTGTCCGCTGGTGGTTGCGGTCAAGGAACGGTAAGGTGGTGGATAGCGGCTCGCCCGGAAACACAAAACGGAAGGGCGGGCCGCGTCCTTTTGGATGGGTCGATGATTGAGATACCCACATATCCTGCAAGACCGGTGAACGGTGGAAGGTTGGAGCTTGCCCCGGTCAAGCGTGGGGTCTGGTTGTCCGAAGGCAAGTGGAATGGATGGCGGGCAGTCGTCCACACTCCCACCGGTCGGATGTGGAATCGCCACGGCAAGCCGTTGTCCATCGCAAGGGAGTTCGACAAGGCATTAGCGACGCTGAAGTGCGGCGTCGAGTGGCTGGACGTGGAAGCCTTAGAGCGTCGGCACAACATCGGGCGGGGGACGTTGATCGTGCTTGACGCGATTGTCCCCGGTGTGCCCTATGAAGAGCGGAAGGCTCTGACGCTGACGTATTTCCCGGCAGCCGAGTTGAACCCGGTGAAAATCGAGTGTGACCGGGTCTATGTTTCTCCTTTTGTCGCTTGGGACCCGGCGATATTATACGAGAGCCTGAAGAAGTATGCAGGGTTCTTTGAAGGCATCGTGATGAAGCGTTCAGGGTCTCCTTACCCATTCCAACTCCGATCTGACGAGAAGGAGACCGTGGACTGGGTGAAGCATAGATTCGTTTAGCCCGCCTTTTCTTTTCTTTGATATTCGGCTCATAGTAGGGAGCCGCAATGCGTCGCGAAGCACTTGGAGTCTTGTCTGTAGCAAAGGACCTTTTGGCCGGTAGTAGACCGATCCGGGCTGGTCTTTTTGAGCCGCCGCCGAAGATGGTCTCTGACATCTCGGCATGGGTGCTTGCCACGGCAGCTTATCGGGCCAATGTCCGCCAGAAGAGCTTGCTTCGTGACTATGAAGCGGTGGATTGGTCTAAGGTTGATTTTGACGACTATAAGACAGCGCCAGATGCGGTTCGCTTGGACGACTGGGAAGACATGAAGGAGATCGGAGCGGATGGGGTCATCAAGCGGATCAGGGAGAAGATTGCGTATTACAACGCGCTGGTCGCTGCTTCTCCGAAGCCGGTGAAGCTGGTGCTGAAAAAAGACGAGAAGGCATTCAAGATCGATTTGACAGGATGGAAGTACCTATCCAGAGTGCGCAGCGCCGATCCGAATGCGGTGAAGGAAGCTAACCGGATTTACCCGTCGGTCAAAGTGACTATCGTGATGACCGATGATGATGTTGACGCGGCAGCGGCGTGGTATATTGTCCAACGGAGAATGGAGATCGTTATTAGTCCGATTCTGGGGCTTGACGACTACACGGAAAGAAGTCTCCGGGCAAGTATCGAGCATGAGCTTGGACATTTCGCTCAGGACTATCTGGCAAGGGTTACGGGAGCTTCTAAAGTTGGATACCCGCCTGAAGGAGCAAGGACACCGGACATCGAACAGCGTTTGCTGAAAGTCCCGACAAAGCGGTTTCCTACTCAGCGTGAAACGGAAACGATCAAAAAGCTCCACGAGCTTGGGATCACTCAAGAGAGCTTCCATGACCTTGATGATGTGGAGTTCTACACAGTGCTCCGAAGCACGATAGAAGACATCCGGGAAAACCTTGTGTCTTTTGACGAGAGCAAGCGGCGGGATGTTTTACACTCGATGATGGGAACTGGAACCTTGCTCCGGGGAGCGTATCCGCCGAAGTTCATCGTGCTTTTGAAGAAATACGCCCCGTTGAAATGGCGTAAGGCCGTGATAGAGATTACAAAGGCTCTGACGTGACACACTACAAGGTCAAACCATTCAAGTTGCGGAACGACCCAAAGGTCCAGTGGGCGGATTACTACGAAGACGGGATGTTCTTCGTGGAACGCTTCATTATGGTCCCTGTCGGCCAAATCCGCTTCAACAAGTGGAATCAGGGTCGGTATGACTTCTACATGGATGCGTTCAAGAATGGTCGTCCGGCTGACCCCGTCCGTCTAGCGAGACCGTGGCAGGGTGGGGACCACTATGAAGTCTCCGATGGAAATCACCGGGTAGCGGCGTCGATTGATATGGGGTACACGCATGTACCGGCTATCGTGTCGGTCAAGGTGGAAGGACAGTTTCCCAAGGGCACACCGCCGAAAGACCTGTACGAAGAAGTGCATGGTCGGGAGTTGTTGATGCTGATTGAGTTTTTCCGGGCGCACAGACCGAGCGGGTCCAAGCTGTACTTTGAATGGGGCGGGGTAGAGCCAGCAGGGTATTGGATGAAGGCGTCCGACGAAAGCGAGAGCACTTTCGATCCATACGAACAGAAGTTGACTGTTGGGATCAGTGGTCAGGACAGGATGGCGGAGATGCCGTGGCGTGAAGGCCGGTTTTCCTATCGCGGGAATCTGGATGGGCTAAAGAGAGCCTTCTTGGGATTCATGGGAAGAACTGTAGTTGCGGGAGAAGGTGGTTTGGCTCTCAGGATTGCCACACGTCCAATACGGATCGATAGAAATGAATTGGAAACGTGCGCGGACAGGATCGTCCGGGAGTTCCAAAGGGGGTATTGGGTCCATCACGATCAAGAGCCTATTGGTGGGGCTTTTGCTTATGTGGACAGTGTGATGGTCGAAGATGTTGATGGTCAACGTCTGGATGTTCAGGTTCAGGTAACGTCTGCCAGAACTTCGGGGATAGATACCGTGATCGGGGGCGGTTCCGGGAGAACACAAAAGACCAAGAGACCGGCAGTGTTGCTCGTTCTGAATGGGAACTATTCTCCATCTGTCTTTACCACTTCTGGCTCCAGATTCCGGGCCAGAAGAGACATTGTCAAGGTGTTATCACATGAGCTGACTCACCAGATGGATGTCCACACGAAATCCGTCATGCCGACCTATAATCGGGTCCTTACGGAAGAAGAGATCGATGTCCAGCGGTATTACAACAGCCCAGCAGAGCTACATGCGTACATGCGCGAAGTGTTTGAAGACATCCGGGGCTACCTGTCGCCATTCCTGAAGCACCTGAGTATCAATGAAGCGATCAGCCGGGCTATTAAGTACAGCGAGACGTGGAGAGAAAGAATCGCTCCCCACATGACGGAGCAGAACCGGCATCTCATCTTGAAGGGCGTGTATCAGGCAGTGCAGGATTATCTTAGTCAGCCGGAAGCCTTGGCCGCTTCAGAGCGGTGTGATCGGATTGCATCAAGGATCGCCGTGGTGGAAGGGGTCGCAAGGGAGTATGTGGCCTACAAGCAGGGGGTCGCAAGGGAGTATGTGGCCTACAAGCAGTCGTTGGACACGGAGCGTATCCAGAAGTTTCGCCGGGACTTCTTGACCTTGATGAGCAACGAGAGCCGGGTTGGAGACTATCGCACGGCAATAGCGTGGCGTGACGCCATAGCAAGGTGGAACCGGGACTTCGATGACTACCTTTACAAGTACCTGCTGCATGACTTCAAAAATCTTGTCTACAACAAGAAGGTGCCGGAGCGTGATGGGAAGTATTGGGACAAGCTCATCCGGGACATCACGTGGCCATTCGTGATCGAGTTCTCTGTTCCGATCAGCAGTGCTGACGACTACTATTCCGAAGAGTCCCGATTTGCTCAGTTTCAAGACAAGCTATCCAAGTGGAGTGTGCGGGTACGTCGAAAGGCTCAAACCACATGGAGAGTGTTGCAGAACTTCTCTGACTGGTATGCTAGAGATGTCGAGTCTGGCACGGTTCCAGTGGTTGACGTTCCGGCCCCGGAGAAGATCGAAATGGAAGGGTTCGCCGTTACGCTTCTAGGTCACGACAGCGTCAAAGACATTGAGCGGTACGTCAGGGATTTCCGGGCGGGTTTGCGGGCGTACAAGGCGCGGGCCAACAAGGTTTACCCGTGGCTGATCCACAATCAGTTGCCGATTCTAATGGACTTCAAAGGCGAAATCGGGACGGGCGGAGAATATAAGGGCAACTATATCTGGTTCAATGGCTATTCTGCCAGCTTCGATAGTGTGGTTCACATCATGGCTCACGAGATGAGCCATCATCGCTATAAGACCTTTGGAAGCGGAGAGCGGGATTTCTGGTCGAGAATGATTCGGGGAGATTTGGGGAAACTGGATTTGCGGCAGGTGGTTTCCCAGTTCCCGGATGAGACATGGATATTCGACAGCAAGGCGATCAAGGCAAAGGACCCTTTGTTGTACTACCAACTGGACGGGCTAAGATACGAGAGGGATGTTTCCGGTGATGTGAATCGGATTTCAACAGTCGGGGACATCAAGGCATACTTGGAAAAGGGCGGCAATCCGGTGGTGACAATCCATCGCCATCCGATTAGTGGGTATGCTTCCAAGAATGAAGAAGAAGCCTTCTGCGAAGCCCTGAGTAGGTTGGTTGCCTTTGGACCTAACAGCGTGCCGGATGTGGTTCTGGACTGGCTGCGGATCATTATGCCGTCGTCTCGCACGGCAGCGATGACGCTCAAGCTGTCTCCCAAGGGAACGGGGGACATCAATGGAGCTTGGAAAGAACTTCTGTCGAAGATGCACCATCTTGATGGTTCGTTTTTCGCGATGAGTTTCACGGAAGGAGTGGTCACTCTGGAAATCAAGACGTGGGAAGGGGCGATCCATCTTGCGTTTATTGGCGTCCCAGAGCAGTATCGTGGAAAAGGGCTGGCAAGCAAAGCTCTCCGGGTCGTTACCAGAATTGCGGATAAGTATGGCGTCAAGACGAACTTGGATGTTTCTCCGCAGGGCAAGGGTGGTCTCACTAAGAAGCAGTTGTTCGACTGGTATTCCCGCCACGGCTTCAGGCGGCTTCCCTATGCTATGCAGCAGAAACTACTATCGGATTCGATGGAACGCGATCCAGTGAAGTAAAGAACTTCACGCGGGGAGTATAATGAGTATGAAAGGAGAAGTATGAGCAAAGCGTATTTTGTCGCCGAACAGTATGAACCACCCTTGCTTCCACCCGGTCGGAAATGGATTGTCTTGCGTCTGTCTATGGGGATTCTTGGAAAAGATCGCTGTGAGAAAGGAATCCCGGCCAGTATGAAGAAGGTCGTCGTTCCGCCCTTCCTGATGGTTGCCACGGATCGGCAAGCGGCCAAGGACGAGATCATGGCCAAGCTGGATGCGATGTTTGACGCATGGGAAGCGAGCCAGCCATGTTGATCGTCATAGCAGTCTGGGATACGTTGGAAAACCAGCGCACGTGGATGACTCGTGAAACGCTCATTTCACTGATGAACCGGGTTGACTGGCGACGGCATCGGCTCATCATCTCCGATAATGGTTCGTGTCAGGCCACACAGGATCAATACGCGGAGTTCGCCAAGTCGTTTCCCTTTCGTGTGATCCAGAATGGTGAGAATATCGGAACAGCGCGAGCCGTGAATCGTGGGTGGAGCTACCGTAGTCCCGGCGAGCATGTTGTGAAGATGGACAACGACGTAGTGATTCATCAGAGCGGATGGGCAGATCAGATCGAAGAAGTGTTTCAGCGAGACCCGGTTATTGGCATTTGCGGTCTCAAACGAAAAGACCTGATCGAGTGCCCAGATCATCCCGAACCCGGTTGGCGGTCGCGGCTCAGGATGCTTCCACATAAGCCCGGAGAGCGTTGGATCATTGTTGAAGAGTGCGGGCATATCATGGGGACTTGTCAGGCGTATAGCAGCGCCTTAATAGACAAGATCGGCTATCTCTATCAGGGTGACTGGAAATATGGATTCGATGACTCTCTTGCGGGCGTGCGGGCGAATGTGGCCGGGTTCAGGCTAGTGTTCCTACCGCATATCGAGATAGACCACATCGATCCCGGTGGAAACGATTACACATCTCAAAAACAGAAGGACGCAGGAGTTGTAATGGGGAAGTGTGTTGAGTTGATGCGCGAGTATCGCTCCGGTCAACGATCTCCATACCATGATGGCGGGGAAGATGCGAAGTGGTCTCAACAACACCCGGAGAAAACATGAAGTTGGACATCGGAAGCGGGGCACATTACAAGACACCGCTGGACGAGTGGACCCATCTCGATTTGAGTAGGGGGGATCATACCGAGATCGTGGCTGACTTCGGTAGTATCCCATTGGCAGATGGTTCGGTGGAGCAGATACATATCGGAGACGTGATCGAGCACGTTCCGGGATGGCGGCACGATGAAGTGCTCAGGGAATGGAATCGCGTGCTTCAGATAGGCGGCATCGTCACGGGTTCGACTCCTAATATAGATCGTATCATGCGGGCGTATGCAAGGGGTGAGCCGGGTATGACTCTTCGTGACGCGATGCTTGGTCTGTATGGTTGGGCAGATCATCCGCAGCAGCAGCACTACTATACGTTCACAAAAGACACCTTGAAGGAGTTGATGGCAAAGCATGGTTTTGACATCAATGATTTCAGCGGCAGTCCCGGAGCGCCTGCCGAGCCTTGGTGGTTGGTGTTTGCCGGAAGAAAGGTTCGCGATGACCGAGCTTAGTTTGTGTCTGGCTGTTTGGAATACGTCTCATCTTCTCAAGCGCAGCATTGAGACTTACATCGCTCAAGACCTAGACCCGTCACGGTGGGAGTTGATTGTTATCGATGACAATTCTCTCGACGATGTTCGGGGAGCCATTGCTGGGGCGGATAAGCATATCAACATCCGTTACGTTCGGCTGGAACACGGCGACGGGATGCGGGGGAATACGGTCTCGTTCAACACGGCGTTTGGAATGGCGAAAGGCCATGTCTTAGCGGAGACGACACCGGAGACAATGTTGCCGCGTGATCTGTTGCGACGTTTGCTGGAGCCGCACCAGTCCAATCCACGATGCTTCGTGGCGATGAAGACGTACAACCTGACGGTCGACGGCCAGATTTCCATTGATACGGTTGATTGGAGATCGGATTTGATGAACATGCGATCTTTGCCGGAATGGGGTTCGACATGGACGCAGAACAACGTCAAGACGGTTCATTTTGGGACTCACCAAACATGCAGCATCCGAAGGGAAGTGTGGTTTGAGATCACAAAAGGACGTGGCTTTCCTTTGTTCGGAGACTATGGAAGCGATGATCCTTGGTATGCCGGAACTAGAAGTAGTTGCGGCGTTCAAGACATCACCCTTCCGAATGATTGCATGGGGGTTCATCAGTGGCATCCGTCGTTCCAGTATTGGATGGCCAAAGGACATGCGCCGAAGCTGAATAAGTGGGCGCACAGCATGTCGAATTACCTGAACGATACGTCCGGGAATGTTCCAGATGGCGGAACCTGTATGATCTGGGATGGGGGGTCACACGATCAAATGTCCCAAGCCGATAAGGATTCTTTCAGGCCAATGGATGCTCAAATGGTCGCTGTTGGCGTAAGTCCTAACATGTTGATTACCAAGTCGTAATGCTTTTCTCCATATCCTGAACGCTTTCCAGTAATGTACTTCTGGAGAGCGAAAGGAGACCGAAAATGAGCATCACGATGATGGTCGGGAAGGAAAAGGCAGGACTTCCGGGGGTCAAAGAGATCAGCTATCCCGGATGCAAAGAACCGCTGTACATGGAGACGACGCACGTCGGTCTGGTCCTTCGTACCGGAGAAGTCAATGGGTACGATGACAGCGATTTCTACGCGGTCGTATGGAATCCCGTCAGGAAGTGCCCGGAGCGTATCGAGTACGCCACGACTCGTGCGTGGACCTATCCCAATCACGCGGAAGCGGACGCGACCCCGGAAGTTCGTGCGGCTTACGAAGAGTGGTGCCGGATTGAGAAGGAGAAGGCGGCGGCTGCCAAGGCCGAGCTTGACGCTAAGACTCCGGCTAAGGGTAAGCTGGTCAAGGTTGTGGCTGGCCGCAAGGTCGCCATCGGAACGGTCGGGCGTATCTTCTGGGTCGGCAAGCCTGAGAAGTACAGCCCTTCCCGGTGGGCGAAGACCAGCACCAAGATCGGTATCGCTCTGGATGATGCCAAGGATGATCGCGGTCGCTACGTGAACGTGGCGTGGACTTACATCGACAACGTGGAAGCAGTTCCCGAAGTTGCCTGAAAGGATTGGCCATGAGCAATGTGAAAGAGATTCGGATTCAGGGTTATTTGGACACGCTGGGGTTGATGACGGCTCCGAGTTTGGGCCGTTCTCCGCTGACGGATTTTGCCGTGGAAGAGCTGGTTAAGGGGCACAACATTCCGGTAGAGAAGGTCCCGGAAGCTGTCGAAGCCGCGCACCGCGTGAATGCCTTTCTTGCGGCCAGCACGTTTCCCCATTTCGGTTTGAAGATTCGTTTTCTTTATCCTTACCGAACGGAGAAAAACGGATACAACGGCCAGATCAGCTATTACGGCTATGACATTGAAGGACGGGAAGCCGTTTCTTTTGAGTGGTTCGACGCATTGGTAGCGGCCTTGCAGGTCTTCGGGCGGGTCAATATGCGGGCTTGTAGGGACATCGAAGCGTGAAGACCTTATTGACGGTGGATTGGGATGCCTTCGTCCCTGAGAAGACCGAATGGGATTTGGGACATTGGGAGTCCTTGTTATACTTAAAGTTCCTGTGGATGTCCCGGATGTGGCTGTACGATCAAATCAAGACCAGTGGAAAAGAGAAGGACTTCTGGAAGAAGGTCCCGCCGGGAAGTGGCGTGACGTGGGTTTCCGATTCTCATTTGTTTGCCTTCCATCTTTCGCATGGAGTAAATCGGATCGTGCTAGTTGACGGCCATCACGATTGTTGGCCCCCGTCAAGCAGCAAGAAGCTCATTGAGTGCCACAATTGGCTGAGAGCATGGCTTCAATCCGGGAAGAAAAGAATGGTAACATGGGTTCGTCCAGATTGGTCTGCCGGTGTCATGGAAGTTCCAGATGATCTGAAAGACCGGTTTGAGATCGTGGGTTTAGACGACAAGCTGGAGCTAGGAGATGTTTGGAATGTCCATGTGTGTCGGAGTGGATGCTGGACTCCGCCTTGGCTGGATAAGGCGTTTATTGATTTTGTAGGATGCCGTGGTTATCCTGTCGCTCGACTTCAGAGCGGAGACTGGGACCCAATGAAGCCAAGGTGGAACGCCAAGGCGGAACGACAAGCGTTGTTGTTCCGGGACAAGATCAAATGAGGGAATTGTGTACTTCGACATGCAATTGACCATCGTGGTCACAAACGCTTGCGACCGGAGATGTGAGTTGTGTGTGGCTCAATGGCTGCGACGGGACGAACCCCGTTACATGATGACGCTGGATCAGATCGCTGATTTTGTCGTGTGTACCAAGCAGTCGGATTATCGGTTCCGTTACGTTACCGTGACAGGCGGAGAGCCGACGTTGTGGCCGTATTTGCAAGATGCCGCCACTATGCTGGGACTGGCTCGGATTGCCGACTGTCTGTTGTTATACTCGAACGGACACAACCCCAAAGCGTTTACCCCCGAACTGATGAAGTTGTTTTCGGCGGCGAAGCTGTCGGGATACCCGGACGAGCACTATGCCGAAATCTTGGCGCGGTATCCAGACAAGGTATCGATCTATCCGATCCCAGAACATGTTGTTCCGCCTACGGAGCCGGTTGCGAATTCATTACCGGCGCAGTGTTTGTGTTTTGGACCGGCATATTATGACGGCAGGGTGTATCCATGTCTGGGCGGATTTCTGGACGATCATCGGATGGGTCGTAGAACGCCGGGCAAACCGATCTGTCGGGGATACATGGATGATTTCGATCCGGGCAAAGTTGTCATGCAGGAGACTTGTCGGTACTGTGTGACCAACCTGCCGGTGTGGACGGCATCGCCAAAGAAACCAGTGACCAACAACAGGAGATGACATGTACTTTCCGTTCAATATGAACGTCATTGTGACGGGAGAATGCAATCGCAGGTGCGAGCATTGCTGTATCCATGTGATTCGAGAGCAGAACAGCGGGCACATGATGACGATGGACCATGTGGAAAAACTAATCAGGGCCACTTTGGACTCACACTACCGATTCAAGACTTTGCTGGTGACTGGCGGAGAACCGGTATTGTGGCCTTTATTGACGGACGCATCGAAGCTGCTGAGAGAATCGAATCTTGCCGACAAGATGATGCTGTTCTCCAACGGCGACATCGTACCGGCCTTTACTCCGAAGCTCATGGACCTGTATGACATCGTAGCGTTGTCTGTGTATCCTGACTCGGATCACCGGATATTGTCCCAGAAGTATCCGGGAAAGATTCAGTATTGCATGGCGCTAGAGCATTTCCCGTTGCCGACCGAAGCCGTGCCGGGGTGTCTTCCAGCTCAGTGCAACTGTTTTGGACCAGTGGTCTATAACGGACTTGTCTGGGAATGTTTTGCCTATCTGGTTGCCATGCGGCTGGGGAAAACACACACAGGGCGAGAGATTTCCGTCGGGTATATGGATGGATTCGATCCCCAACGTATCATTCGTAACGAGTTGTGCCAATGGTGTCTGACGAATCAAAAGGCGATCATCGGTTTGCCACGGTGTCAGCCGGTAAACCTGCGGAAAAGGTCCATATCAAAGTCGTGATCTTGTAATGCAGAAGAAAGAAGGGGGAGATATGAGAGTAGCGGCATTGGCAGAGCTGATTCGGTCTGGAAAGAAGCCGGTGGTTAGGCTGACGGACCCACCGTGGGAAGACTCATGGGGCGAGAAGGGTATGATCGCCGAAGTGGTTTCCGTCCGGGATTCTGACGTGGATGAAGGTCTGGTCGAGTTCGTGTTCGATTACAACCGCTTTCGTGCCGATAATCTTCTGCTCCAGTCCCACCAGTATTTCATCTACAAGGATGGGGCGGAGAAAGGCATGGGAACAGCTTTTGAAGCCGGGATGATGGACGAGAAAGACATCAAGGAAGAGTACGTCGCCGATCTCAAGGACAACATCAACGTGGAGTTGGTCGCAGAGACCGGGCTGTTGGCAGAGTATGTTTCGTCCGGTTCGGTGATTCCCTATGCGGAGTGGCTGGAGCACAGAGTGAATGCGCTGCTGAACGAAAAGGAAGCATTGCAGCGGGAAAAGGACAAGCTCTTGCGGGAGATTCACGGATCGCCCAAGCCCCGGAGACAGGATACGTGGCTGGAACAGATCAGGGTCTTGATTCCACTGGCGAATCGGGAAGGGTGTTGCGACGCGGCAGACTATCTCAAACAGTTGGTAGAAGCGGGAGTAAGAAGGTCGTGAAGAAGCCAGTGAAATGCGGATGTGATTTCGTGCGTGGCCCGGATTGGAACCCAGTCGTTCGGACACGATTAGGGGCAGCCGCGATGGGTATGCGCACGATGCCGGAAGACCTGCGCCGACTGGGGTTTGGCGTGTCGGTCTGCGACTGTGGTGATTACTTCCGAATCAGCTATGGGAGAAAATGCTGATGAATCACCCAGCAGATGTGGCCAAAGCTGCCGAAGCGGAACTTCGCAAACTGTTTCCGGGAAGTGATTTTTCCGAAGAAGACGGCTTTAGCGACATCATCAATGCGGATGGCACAGTCAGCCCGCACAACTTCAAGCCGGTTTGGGAGTACAAGTACGTCCGCTTTGCTGACGGCGAAGTGCGGTTCTGTGATGCCTGTAGTACGTCTCATTCTCATGGGAGACCCGCTGGGTGGTCAGGTTGTGCCCCCGGTATCGGCTGGCAAGATCAAAGTCCGGTATGGCAAATGGGCGATCACCGAAGGCGGAAGTACGACGGCCAAGCTCCAGCGGCGAGAGAGCGATGAGAAGTACATCACCAAGGCGCTGGGTCCGAAGTTCACCTACGACATCGAAGTCTTGTAATGGATTGGTATGAAAGTGCGAAAGCTCAAGGCGGGGTCTAAGATCGAAGTCGGCGACTTCATCCTTCACGACTCATGGATGGGAAAGAAGTGGTATAAGATCGTCCGGGTCACTGAGAAGTTTGCTGTCGTCGCGTGGAATGACGTTGGACGGGGACGGTTCCCAAGGGTGGTTCCTGAGATCGGCCTGAAGCCCTGTGGGGAGCGGAATGTCTGGGCTAGAGTGGAGTATTCGGCTTGGCGTCCGCTGGAGCCATGAAGATTCCCGTAACATACGTGATCGTGCCGGAGACCCGGATGCGGGTGATTCGGGTGGATTTCCACCCTTCCAATAAGCGCAAGCTCGTACAGGACGTGCGGCACAAGAAGGTGGTTGGTCGGGAAATCTATCCCGGCCAGATAAACCGGCGGGTCCTGTGGAGCAAGGCCAGAGTTCAACGGCATTTTGTCCGGGTGTAGTCTTCACAATTCTTTGATATTCCATCCATAGTAGGAAGGTTATCGGAGAATCTGTGATGGACGATTATCGGGTGCGGTGTGTCGCCGAAGCGGTAGCCGTCGCTGCCTATCCTAGACTGAAGCTGGAGCGGACGATTTCCACGTCTCCGCAGGTGATTCAGGTCTGGACAGTTGATGGCGAGCATATTCGGACATACATGGACGAAGAGTTCACCAACTTCGGCCAGCATTACCGTTTCCCATTCATCCCAGAGTTCGAGTTCTGGATTGACAAAGAAGGCTCGTGTGATGAGCTGGGTTATTTCGTCGAACATCTAAAGGTTGAATGGGGATTGATGCGGGATGGCAAGAGTTACAGCGAAGCCATCATAGAAGCAGATAGGGTTGAGCGAGACTTGCGGCGAAAGGATGGCGACATCAAGCGGCTGATCGATCCCGTGCGCAGAGTGGTGGACCCCAAGCTCGTCAGAAAGAAGCTGCTAAAGACGCTGGAAAACGGGGTAAAGGTCTGGCTGGTCAACGGGTGTCTTGTTCGTAGCGTTTTCAACATTGACTTCACACACGGCGGACACGAGTACGTTTACGAGTTCGTTCCACCAATGGATGTGTGGATCGATGATGACCTGAGCTGGGAAGAGCGCGGGTTGGTGATCCTGCATGAGCTTCACGAGCGAAACCAGATGGAGAAAGGGATGCCGTATTCCAAAGCACACGCCGAGTCGAGCGCCTTGGAGCTTCATTGTCGGCATTCCCCGGATGAGTTGCATGATGCACTTTCAGTAGAAGGGTGGTCAGCATGAATGACAGGATAGCGTCGCAAGAGCTTGTTGGCGTGGCGAGAAGCCTAGTGGCAGACAGTAAAGAGATCGTTGAGAAAGGAATTGCGGCAGCCATCAGTGCTCTCAACTATCTGCCGGTGACGTATGCTTTTCCCGATCCCGAAGATGGTCGTATTGCCAAGGCGAAGATGGTCGTATTGCCAAGGCGAAGGTGCAGGAAGCTGTGGACATATTGGATGCTGTGTTGTCCAGCCTTCCGACTCCTGTAATTTACAACGTCTATGGGCTTGGCAGTGGTGTTTTATCGTTCGACGATGCGTCTAAGCTCGTTGCCGCGATGAGATCAAAGGGGATTCGTCAAACTGGTGTTGATCGGTCGGGAGCCATTCGTCGAGAGCTTCAGGGTCAACCTACTTTCGATAAGCTGGCTGGGCCGATGTATGATGGTCCCAAGAAGGTGCGTTACGAAACTTGGGAGCTGAACGAGCGTCTTTCTGTGTAGGAGCCGTGATGCCGGATCAAGACACAGCATCGAAAATAATCCCTGTTCCCGGCATGGACCGCTCCAAGCTGTTCCGAGTTGCACGGGAGATGCTTGGCATGGCCCGCGAGATGATCGGGGCCGTGGTAAAGGAGAAGTGGGAGCCGCCAGAAGGAAAACGAAAGTCGTGGCGGAAAAAGCTCCCGGACGGAACGTATGAGTATCGAGATACGCCGCCGGAAGACCAGCAGCCCAAGAAACCAGATGAGCAGGGCAAAAAGGTGCAGTACAAGATGCACCTTCGTCTGGATAAGCCGAAGCTGAAGGAAACCCTTTCTCACGGTCACTTTTCCATCATCTCTGCTGGGCGCAACCCGAATGATCCGCATGAAGCCGCCATGTCTCCCGATGCCGAGTTCTTTCATCATAGACATGAGAATTTGCGCGGGGAGTTGGAGAGACGCGGGCTGCGATATACCGAAGTGGTCGGGCATTATGGCGGCAAGGAGTCGAGCTTTTTGGTGTTCCATGATGACACTGAGCTAACGCCAAAAACTCAGAAGTCGGTCATCGTTCATCACCGGGACAAGGACGAGTCCGACCGTAACCGCAAGGTCATCGAAGAGATTGGTCACAAGTTCAATCAGGACAGCGTGCTCCACGGGGCAGAAGGACGGAACGAGATTGTCTTCACAACAGGCAAGAAAGTCGGCAAAACCTGTGGTGGAAAGGGCTGGAAGGAAGTGCCGGACGCCAAGGACTTCTACACCGATATTAAGCTCGAAGGGAAGCAGCACACGAAGTTCAATCTGGACATCCATGAGTGTTTCGAGAAGGGGCTACTATGAACAAGATGAAGGCAGCACGCGATCTATTGGATGTTGCAAGGAGCTTGGCGGCGGCTCCTGAAGAGAAGGCAACTGCGTTCCAGCGTGACGGGGACGGTTTCGTGACGGTATCGTTCCGGGTGAAGGGAGATGCCCTGCATTCTTTCTTGAAACTCCTGAAGCAGTGCGAGTATATGGGCAGCGTGGGACATACCTTCAAGATCGTGATCGATCCCGAAGGCGGGAAAGACCGGAAGCGGGAAGTCGGGTTCGACGGTGACGGAGCTGACCGGGTGAAAGACATCTTGGTCAATGGCGATCTGTTGCCGGAAAAATTCGAGTGGTAGGAGATACATCATGCGGATCAGAAATATGTTGTCTGTCCTAGCTGACTCGGTATCGGGTAGCAAAGTGTATTGGATGAAGGGTAGGGATGGCCATCTGTCTGTTTGTGCCAGCGTATCTGGTAAAACAGAGCAGGCTGAAGGGGAAGGGTCCAAACATCTTGCCGCCAGAGCAGAACGACTGGTTGTATCTGGGGCAAGGAAAGCGCGTCTTGCGTCGATAGAGACTGGCGTTTTGATGGGTGGGGATGGGAACGGAAGGATTGTGGCTACTGCTATTGCCGACATCCCGCCAATGCCGGGCATTGAGTCTCGGTTGGTGGGTGCCGGAATAGCACAGCTCCGATAGGCTGAAATTTTTCTGGAAAACATTTCAGTCACAGGAGTATAGTATCTTTGTTGCGTGAAGCACGCTTCAGAGAAGGGATACTTCAGCTAACGGTTCTAAGGTAGCTCAGGTCCAAGCCATCCGAATGGATGCTATGTTCGGAATGGACGACACAGCGAGTAGCGACAGAGTGGCATCTGTCTGAGAACGGGGAGACCCGGCGCTACGTTTCAGCGGCCATAGCCAGCGCAAGCTGGTTTGGTGCGGAAAGCCATTCAAGAAAGGCCCTTTTCGATTATCGGTGCCAACGCACTTTCATCTAGGGATGGGAATATGAGTCAAACAAGACAGCAGCGGAAGCAGCAGCAAAAGCGCGTCAATCGCCAGAAGAAGATCAGAAAGCTCCACAACATCCAGCGCAACTTGGCCGAGCAAAGATTTCGTCTGGATGTCGAGCTGAATGGAGAGTGGCGGATTGGGGTCAAGCATTGGCGTCACATCAGCTTGATCGAGAAGCACCGTGACGAAACGGAGCGGCTGCGCAGGGCTGGTCAGGAGATTGTTGCCGGTCGGGTGGTGGACCTGATGACCGGAAAGATTATCTTGAAGATCGAAGCATCGAAGCCGAAGGGCGCGGCTCCTGATAAGATCGCGGATGGCGTTCGGGCGGCGGATTTCAGCGCGAACATCGGAGAAGGCGAAGGTCAGCAAGTTGGAAGCAAGGGACCTGAGCCGGTAAACTCGGAAGAACAGCAGAGCCAAGGACCTGCCGGGATCGTGGAGTCGGAGCAGAAGCCGGAAGGTCCGAAGGGGCCAGTGCAAAAGTTCTTCCGTATTCTGGGTGGTCGTCGGTAATGTGGTTTTGACCGGGCGATGTGAAAAGCAAGCCGAGTCATTCCCTTAGCGGGGAAGAAGACAGGGGAAGCGTAGCGTCGGAGAGTGGGTTAGCGCCCATCCCGGTTGTTCTTTGAAATGAAAAGTCTGTAAAGTAGCTCGTCCATCCGACTGACGACGTGTCGGACAGCGGGTGAAAATCAGGAACGGAAAGAAAGCCGTTCACGGTAGGCCGGAGTGGTAACACGCTTCGGCGGACATCCTGCCGTCAATAGTAGGATGCTGCTGCTCCCGTCCGAAAGGATCAGGAGAGACACGGGGCTGACATCGGGTAACACCTAGATGGCACAGGCTCGTAGGCCAAGACGGAATACCGAAAGGTATGCCTGCCCGATGAAAGAAAGGACAGACCGACAGACTTTTCTCCATATCGCCGGAGACATCTGGTAATGTGGGTGTGTTCTTTGACAGAATAGGCAGGGGAATGTTGGCTTAGAAGCAGCCAGATAGAAATATCAGTTTTCTCTTGCTGGCGTGATTGCCATAGAATACAAGGGGGAACTCATCTAAGGAGTGAATCGCTGAGCATTGCTCCGTGAGTGTCATGGGGAAACCTGACTACTCGGAGTAACGCAATAGGGATTGGGCAGGCCGGACGGAACCGGATGTCTGGACATACGTTGGGTGAAAACCCAACTAGCACCCTTCTCGCAAGGAAGGAGAGGACGCCAGAGTGTACTGCCCTATTGTGCGGCAAAGGAGGTTGCGGCTCCCGTGTGGGTGAATAGTCTTTCGTGTGGTAGAAGCATAACCCGCAAGGCCATACTCAATCGCATGGTGGATTCTTTGGCGTAATAGCACACCTTTGCTTGTTCTGTTGTTCTTTGACATTTTGACTGGCAGCGGTACGGCACTAGGAACGTACTTGCGCATTAAAGTCCCAGTGCGCGACAATAGCCACGGTAGGGTTAGAAGCCCGATGTGGTCGCCGTTGAAAACAACGGCAGCGTGAGTCTGAGACCGTAAAGACGGTGAGTTCAACGCGAACCTGACGAGCTTCGTCTGCCTTTCCAGACTACGGTCATATACATGCCCCCGCAAAGGAGCTAACGGGGTCCCGTAAAGGACGCCGGGACGATGGCCGCAAGTGGGAAGGAGAAACAGACGAGTGGCGGGGAGAGTGGCGACAAGGCATTCCTTCAGGCTGGGCGCATTAAAAATTCCGTGGGCACGGATATATGCCTTGGGCAAAAATTGTTTCTGCTGTTTGATCCCGAAACGTAGAAGCAGTCAGTAGTGGCGAGCGAACACTGTGGAGAATCGGGGTAGGCAAGTGTGTCGGTGAGAATCCGGCCTGCCAGTTTTCGTCCAGATGATGTGACTTGCGGCGCACAAGGGTCCTGTGGTAGAGTGTTCTGGACCATTGCACCGTAAACTTTTTGATCGCGGGAGGGAAGGCCGTGGTGGTCTCGTGGGGTTCATAACCCTATAAGTCGGGTTCGAGTCCCGGTCCCGCTACCAATTTGAAGATGCGTTCGCCTGTCGCACGGGCCTGTGATGGGTCGTCAAACAAGGCATGTCGAGCGTGAGACATGTCATCAGTGAATGGGGAAGGCGCATCTCGCAGAAGACGTGGAGCAGGAAATCGATTACCGGCAAACCTGCTCTTCGTAATGCGGCAAGGCGGTTCTAAGCCCGCCTGTGGGCAAGCGTACTGTTGGGCCGGAAGGCAGGCATGTCGTCGGAACTCAGCAGATGGTAGAATAGGCCGCTAATAGCTCACGAAGGTTCGGTCAACGCCACGACGAAGGCGCTAGTCATAAGGTTGGCGGTAGCCGGGCTGCTTGGATGGTGGAGTCGGCGGTGGAAACATCGCCCCCAAAAGAACCGCTTGCGGGAACCCTGAGCCGCAGTGATCTGTGGCTGGCTCTGAAGGGCTGCGGGAATGAACCTACCGCTACTACGCGCAGCGAAAGCTGCTAGGGACTTGTCGGCCCAAATGAACCAACCGGCAAGGGTCGGGTTTGCTGGTCTGGCTGTGAAATCTTCGCCCGGATGGAGCCAGACCAGCAACAATTTCCATATTGATGACAGACTGTGGTAATGTGGTCGCATGAACGGATAGATGGGCATCGGTATTCCGTTCATTGAAGCGGGTTGCCTAGCCGCCGAAAGGTAGGAGCGATGTCTTGTTCTTTGACATGGGCGCGATACGGTTTCGACGGGTGAAGTTGAAATCGAGCGACACGCCGAGTAATGTCTGGTTGGACTCGTTAATCTATCCCAGACGACAACACAAACGCCAAGAGAACTCTTGGTAAGGTGATTCGCGGTGTCTTCGGTGCTGCTGATGAAGCGGTGCCGATGCTCGCGGCTGCGTAAGCAGCCCACCGTCACGGTGTAAGACTACGTGAACCGCCGTGGCTCAAAGCACGTGGTTGACAGCTTGGAAAGACAGCGATACCGGAGCTGGTCATTCCGGGGAAGGATGGACCAAAGTTGCCGGTTGACAACCGGATAGACCAAGCCCGTGGTCGAGAATATCGGGCGAAGCGTGTGTATGTTCGGCGTAGACTCATTCGGACGGGAGTTCAATCCAAAGGTTGCCTTGCTTGGCGACAAGCAAGGAAAAGAGTGCTCAAACGGTGAACGCTAAATCCGTAAGGATATGCCAACGCCGTCGAGTGGGCTGGAAACAGCGAAGCTCGCTAGAGACTTATAGGCACCTTCAACCAAAGCTGGTTATGGTGTACTAGGATGGAAGAATCTTTCTCGAATCTGAGTTTGGCTTCGCGCATGGCGGCGGTGTATTTCCCGTTCCGTGGAGTAACCTTGTGGTAAACATGGGCGAGAAGGAACGCCGAGTCAGGAAGATCGTTCCTTCGCCATCGATGATGCCGGTCAGATAACCGAGATCGAATTTTTTCATAAATGCACTCCTTCTGGATGTAGGTTATACCTACAGCATGTCCAGAAGAAGGAATAGTCCAGACCATTACGAAAGTAAAGGATAATCTGTCTCCCCGCGTCCACCAATTTCAAGGTCACGAAAAATAGTTGCAAACAATTTCGTGGCGTGAGTATAGTGTAGTGAAAGTGAACGAAGTCAGGCTCACTTCAGTTCTGGGTTACTTCATAAAGCAACCAGAAGTCTCCGGCGGCGACAAGGATCGCCGTTAGTAGGAGAATGACGGCCTGCAAAGACAGGATGGAGTTCAGGGAAGACTGGATGGCAGCATGGGAAGACATGCAAATGGCAGCTCGGAAAGACGGCTTTCCCGGAGCGCATATCGGAGCTTGATGTAGTTCTGTGAGTGTTGAAGTATGGCACGCTTCAGTTTGGGGTTACTTCTGCCTTTCATAGAAATACCCCAGACGGTCATCGGTGTCGGCTTTTGATTGCGGGGTGGAGCAGCCCGGTAGCTCGGCTGGCTCATAACCAGCAGGTCGTTGGTTCAAATCCAACTCCCGCAACCACAGAAGGCCGGACGCCGAAAGGTGCCCGGCTTTTTGTTTTGAGAAAGGAGTCGTATGAAGCCAGTTTTGAAGCCGAACATTATGGTCTCACAGGACGAAGTAGACTTGGTAATCGGAGAGCTTGACCGGGTACTCAGGCTGGGCCTGCCGGGAGACGTGGTAGAGTTCGGGTGTAATGTGGGGAATACGTCGGTGTTCTTACAGGATGCGTTGCAGCGGAATGGAAGCCAGAAAAAGCTGGTGTGCATTGACTCGTTTCAGGGGTTCCCGGAGACGGAGTCGATTGACGAAGACTGCTTCAAGAAGGGTGGTCTGGCAGTACAGCAGGCAGAGCTGCTGGGTCATTTCGACGAGTTTCAGCTTCCGCATCCCGTGGTCGTACAGTCGTGGATCGAAGAGCTTCGAGCGAAGGATTTGCCGGATGAGATTTGCTTCGCGTTTGTAGACTGTGACATCTACAAACCGGCAAAGTGGGCATTCGGATTGGCGTGGATCAGGATGCCGGTAGGCGGGTCGGTTGTGTTTCACGACATCTGGGCGAAGGGAATCCAGCGGGCGATCTGGGAAGGTCGTCAAGGGATGTCGCGGGAAGAGATTGCATGTTGTCACAGGTCGTACATTGTCAGGAAGGTGGATTCGGTGCCCGTGGTGGGCAAAATTGGCGGCGATAATGCCGCACTTCAGGAAGGGGTGAGACAGTGAGTACGTTCAAGACGGTAGCACGGCAGAAGTCGGCGGCTGCATTGCAGCCGAGTCATGCTCCGAACGCATCGGTCAACCGGGCGGGCGGAGTGGCATTCGAGATTAGCGATCCATCACTGAAGCTCCTGACCATGACAGGCGGGGCTTTCTTTGCGGAGCCGAAGTTCTACAACGGCGACCAGTGTGTGCCGAAGCGTGGAACGGGCGGCAAGTTTGAAAAGCTGGCCGAGCGTCTGGAGATCGTGGGTGACAAGCTGAAGGGCGTTGTGTCTTGCGATGAGCTGGACGAGACGGCTCGCGAAGTTGTGGCGACGGCTCTGGATGTGGCACGGGGCAATAACCCGGAAGACATTCTGGCGATTGCTAATTGGCTGCGTAACGAGATGAACATCCGGCTGACGCCGCAGGTGTTGCTGGTGCTCGCTTCGCGGATGGACAACACGAAGTCTCTGGTGCGCAAGTACGCTCCGTGCATCGTGAAGCGCCCGGACGAAGTGAAGAGCTGCCTGTTGATTCACCGGTTCTTCTTTGGGTTGAAGGACCTAAAGAACGGTCTGGCCAACGGTCTAGCCGACGCGCTGGGGAAGTTCGGGGAGCGGGGACTGATGAAGTACGACGATCCGGGATTCCCGACGTGGAAGGATGTGCTGTGCTGGCTGCCGCGTAAGGCGGGCTGGCCGCTGAAGGCGGAAGTGGCGCAGTATTTCATCACCGGGAAGATTGGTGATCCGGCGAAGGTTCCGGTCATCGCGGCCCGCAAGGAGCTGGTGAAGTGCAAGGCGTTTGACGCCGAAGCTCGCAAGCTGGCCCGTGCGTCAATGGTGAACTGGGAAGTTCTGCTTTCGCAGTTTGGCAACGACAAGCAGGCGGTCTGGGAGTTCTTGGTTCAGGAAGACTTGCTGGGTTACATGGCTATGCTGCGTAACCTTCGCAACATTCTGGAAGCCAAGGCTGGCCGGACGGTCATTCAGAAGGTGTCGGACAAGCTGTCCAACCACGATGAAGTCGTGAAGTCGAAGCAGCTCCCGTTCCGGTTCCTGTCGGCGCTGAAGGCGCTGGAGGGGATGCAGGGCGAGTTCGATCAGGCCGACGTGTCTGAGCTGATGGCGGCTGTGGAGCTGGCTTCCAACGAAGCCTGTGCCAACATCCCGGTTCTGCCGGGGACAACAGTCATCTTCGCGGATGTGTCGCAGTCGATGCGCCGTAACAGGGTGTCGGACAAGTCAGAAGTCAACTGCGCGGATGCGGCAACGGTGCTGTGTGGTATCGTGGCCAAGGTCGCTGAGCGCCCGTATGTCGTGGCGTTCGGTTCGGATGTGGCTCCGGTGTTGTTCTCGAAGAACGACACGGTGCTGCGGATCGCCAAGCGGACGCTGGATGCGGACACTAAGGGGTGCTCAACCAACGGGCACAAGTGCGTGGAGTGGCTGATCCAGAAGAAGCTGGTGCCGGATCGTGTGGTCTTCCTGTCTGACATGCAGATGTGGAATGACAACGATTCCAACGACGATCAGATTTGTCTTTCCGACGTGTGGGACAAGTACCTGAAGTCGGCGGCTGGCGCGAAGAATACGTGGGCGCACTGCGTCCATGTCAACGGCTACGGCGACAACGTCGTCGAAGGGGACCGGATAAACATGGTTGCCGGGTTCTCGGAGAAGGTCGTGACGATGATGCTTCAGACGGAAGGCGTCATTGGCGGAAAGGCTCTGCCGACAGTGGAGCAGGTCCGTGAGAAGTGGACCGTGAAGTAAGGTCAGAAAAGACACAAAGTAGGTCGGGGAAAGGCTGGTTCCGAAAGGGGCCAGCCTTTTTCTTTGTCGTAACAATTCTTTTATATTCTGACCATTAGTGATGGGTCATACAGGCTTTCACAGGCTTCAGACCAGAAGGAGTCGTTATGGCATACAGGAAAAATCCAACGGATAAGAGCCAAAGCGAGATGGAAGCTGCGGCGAATGGTGAAGCGGGCATTACCGTTCAGGTTGATGGCGGTCAGAAGGTTGTTACCAAGGCAGTCGGGTCCGCGCCATATCGGACACAGCATGATTCTGCCGAAGGCGGACAGAGAGCCAATGCCGGTGTCGTGATTCCATGCAGCGATCAGCCGAACACGTTCCCAACACCCGGAAAGGCGTAACACGTGAATGACAAGCTGGTAGCAAATGAGCTTGTTTCTGTGGCTAGGGATTTAGCGGCGATGGATGCCGATGTAGCGGCAGACCCGGATCGGGTGGAAGAGCTGGCTGCTAAGTTCCTTTCCCGGCTGGGTCCGGTAAAGTCAAGACAGCTTCGGACGTATGGGATTGAGCTGAAACCAAGTGATACGGTCGAATCCCTTGCGAAAGCATGGGCGACTGTGTTGTTGGCGATGTAGGTTGGCCTGCGCCCAGAAAGGCCGGTACAGACAGCGAGTCTGGACTGTACTGGGGTTACTCCGTGAGTGACCCCGAAGGGCAGAAAACGGAGACAGTTATGACAGCAACAGCATCGGTAAGTTGGTGGCAGTATTCGGCGTGGGTGAAGAACATTGCTCGCAACTCTCGCATTACTGGTCCGATTACAACGCTGGCCATCGCAGAGTTGGCGGTGATTCGGACGTTTCTCAAGGTAATCTGGAACCCCACAACCCAGACCGGCACCCGAAGCTGGTTGGACCCGAAGTTTAGGGCCTTGGCGGTTACGGGAGAGTACACAGGGGACATCGACACAGAGCCTTCTTGGATTCTCATCAAGATGCTCAACATTGTCGGAAGAGACCTGAAGAAAACTCCGCCAACAGATGCGGAAGTGACGGCGATCAATACGTTGATGGCGGGTGTGTATCCTTGCAGACGATATGGAACGGGCGAGCTGTACGGTGGTACGCCCGGATCGACCGTGTCGATTCCGTAAGGGAAGCTGATGCGTGTTGCCTTGGATGACCAGCGGGAAGTGAATAATCTGCCCAAGCTACCCGATGAGCAAGGGCAAACCAGATCGCTTGTCATGGACGAAGCCAAGGCAGCACGTGAGCTTGTTGCCGTAGCGAAGATGTTGGTTGAAACACGCCCCATGCGCGGGCGCAAGTGAAATGATTTCCGGCGTAGGCCGGGAAACAGGACCGGGTGTCCGGGACTGGAAGTATTAACGCAGTATGAACGGAGGTATGTATGGGTACGCAGAACGAGAAGTGGGTTCTAACGGTCAAGGAAATGCACCTTGGCCACTGCAAGGAAACCTTCCGAGCAGGCGCAGTCATCGAGCTGGACGAAGCAAACGGACGGCTCATCATCGATGGTCGCAGGTTTCAAGATACTCGCGATCTTGATGTCTTGAAGCGGCAAGCCGCCGCCAATCCGAGAAACCCGTGGATTATTCCGTATTCGCCCGAAGCTCGTGAGCGGATAATCGCGAGATACCGTCCGGTTGGGTCTCGAAAAGTGGCTGGACCCAACAGCAGGATTCAAGACATCGAGCAGGATTCCGACCTGAATGAAGAAGAGCCTACGGCTGGCGGGATGCCGGTGGTCCAGTCGGACGAAGACAGCCATCAGGTGATCGACATCAGCGATACCAAGGTTTCGCGAGTAAACGCGCAAGCCAAGGAAGCGGCCCGGCAAAAGAAGGGCGGGGCGATGGAAGTCATCCGTGGTGATGAGACTGTTGAAGAGCGGCTGGCCAACCTGAAGGGCAAAACAGATATGTCGTCCATCGCGGAACGGGCACGTTTGAAGGCGAGCGGTGCGGTAAAGATGGACGTGGTCCGGGATGACAGTTTGGGAGCCGGTTTCGGCGGGAAGAATCATCCTTCCCTGAATGCCGGTCAGCCATTGCCGTCGCGAGAAGAAGCCGAAGCGAGAACGGCGGATGCTCAGGCGATAGCGGAAGCTCGCAAGAAGGAAGCCGAAATTCGTCGGCAGAAAGACGACGAAGCACCGGAAGCGGCTCCAGCCCCAGCACCGGAAGCACTGGAAGCGGCTCCAGTGCCGGAAGAGTCTGGCGACATGGCGACACTCAGGGCTGAAAATGCTGAGCTGAAGGAGCGCATGGAGAAACTGGAGAAGATGCTGATTGCCCAGCAGGGTGCTCCGGCTCCACGGCGTGCCCGGAAGACCGAAGAAGCGAAGGCGTGATATGCAGTTTCCATATCAGTGCCAGAAGTGCGAGAAGCGGTTCGACGCGGACTACCCGATTGGCAAAGCGCCACGGGTAGTTCCGTGTCCTTCGTGTGGCGGCGATGGCAAGCGTATCTACGAAGGCATGAACGTGACTGTCAAGACCGACGGAGCGTTCCACCGCACCAGTAATTTCGGCGAGCAGATGAAGCATCGCAATGAAAAGGCTGGCCAGCGGATGCGGGGTAAGAAGCCGGGCATGAGACTGGCGGCTTACGATTACGGACACGGAGACATTCGCGAAGTCAAACGACCGCGATGACGCAAGAAAGGGCAAAGTATGGCTGAGACAAAGCTCTATAGGACATCGGACATCTACTTTGCCGCGTTTCTTTGCTCCATCGATTTCCCGTTGAAGACAACAGAGCAGGCCGGAACCCCGGATGGCGGCAGGAAGGTGGTGTTTGTTTTTGCACTGCCGGAAGCTGACATTCCACGGGTGAAAGCTCTCTACTTCGGGGGGACAGGGACCGTCAAGGCGCGGGTTTTCGTGGACCATCTGAGAAGTTTAAAGTCCATGTGCTTCACCTGATTATGTGCTTTATGTAAGTATTCTTTGATATTCTACCCATTGGTGAAAGGGGTGGAGTATGCAAAAGAAGTGCTCAAAGTGCGATCAGGTGAAGGACATTGGTTGTTTTGGTAAGGATAGTAGCGCCAAGGATGGCAAGTTCTATTGGTGTAAGGAATGCGTCAAAAAGCATTCCAAGACATACTACAAGTCGCATCGAGAACAGTGCCAAGTCGCCAGTCTTCAAATCTACCATCGCAACGCTCAGGATGATGAGTTTCGTGATCGCCGGAATGCCCGTCAGCGGGTCTATTCCAAGGACTACATAAGGCGTCCCAGAACTCGTCGTCTGGCAAGGAAGTGGACTCAGAAGTACCTGTCAAGGATCGAGACTCGTATTTCCCGCCGGTTGTCGTTTCAGGTGTGGTACTCTCTCCGGCTGGTGTTGGACCAGTCTCAGAAGAAGAACGGTCGGCACTGGCAGGATTTGGTGGGTTGGTCTGTCGAACAGTTGATGACGCATCTAGCATCGAAATTCCAGCCCGGCATGACGTGGCAGAACTACGGCGGGGATGTGGGCTGGCAGATCGACCATGTGGTGCCAAAGAGCTGGTTCAAGATTCAGGCGATAGGCGATGAAGCGTTTCAAAGGTGCTGGGCCTTGGACAACCTGCAACCGCGATGGTTGAAGGACAACGCATCCAAGGGTGCTCGATTCTCAGGTTGAAACGGAGTGTGCGGATTCTTTTATACCCGGCGCTATAGTAGAAAGGTGTCGGGAATGGATGTGAAAGACAGAACAGCGCGAATGGCCGCTCGTGTGGCCTTTTTTGTGTTGGCGGAAAGGCAGCCCGACGATGATCTCTTCGGTGCTGCCTTTGCTATTGTCAGGGAAAAAGCTCGGTCCTTCAAGGAGCAGCATGAAGAAGCCGCTCTGGAATCCTTGAAGAAATCTTTGATAAACGATCTAAAGGGTAGAGACTACGAGATCGTTTCGGTCGAGATGGTGCTGGGAAAGTATCGCGGGTCTCGGTTTGTGACATCGGCACGGGTGAAGGTCATAGCAAAGGACAAGAAGGATGCTTCATCTTTAGTGAAGCATCTCCAGCGGTATCACCCCAAGTATCACTTGCGGGCGTTTGACGCGGAAACGGGAGTAGCGGAGTACAATATCCGATGAACAGGGATAAGGACCTACAGGATTTCAAGACTCTGCTTCGGCGTTTGGAGACAGAAGGAAGGAAGTTTGAAGACGGGGATGAGCTGACGCAGATGCTTTCGCCGGAGAAGTTCCCATTCAAGACCCGGCAGATCGTGAAGGAGATCGTCTTCATTGTGGAAGACCATCCTGAATTCGTGGATATGATTCCGGCGAAGTTGATGGATTTCTTTTCGGGCTACAAGATGAAGCGAGAAGCCAGAATCGCCGCCAAGGTTGCGATGGAGATCACTAAGGGTCTCGATGGCTTGAAGTATTCATGGCAGGCTGATTTCCCGGAAGTGACGCCGTGCTGCCGTTGCGGGTGTGAATCTCGGATTGCGTTTGTGGCCCACGAAGGATTGACGCCGGGAGACAACAATCAGTTCCCATTGTACGCGATGCGAGACAATGGCGGGCCGGGCGATCTGTGGCCACATGACCGGGTAGCTGTGGCGGTGTATTTCTGCCGTGGATGTCTGGAGACAACAGCTCTGTATAATCAAGCGTAGGTGACATGAGAGAAGCTAATCAAGCGTAGGTGAACCATGAGAGAAGCGATTATTGCGGAACGAATTGTGGAATCCTTTGGCACAGCCGTCATGGAAATGACCTTCCTGAAGATCAAGATTCCGTCGGGTCACATCTTCCATCAAACGGATTTCGATGTGGTGGACTTTGAAGACGAAGTCCGGGCGACCTGTCGGCGCTATGGCGGAAAACTGGTGTCGGGATTCATTCATCAGGGTAGCTGGGAGATTATTTTGCAGTTCCCGGATGACGTGGACAAAACCAGAGTGGTTTCCGAAATCCGCCGGTTGCCGGAGTGGAAGCTGCCCTTACAGTATGGCGCGACGATAGACTGGGAGTAAGACAATGAGACGTTTTGCCAAGATTGTGGATCGTGTTGTGGTTGGGAGTTCACATGTAGCTTACAATCCATTCCCGATGGACCGTGGGTTTTATGTGCCGAAAGATGTTCCCGTGGAGCAGGTCACTCCCGAAGGCACCGATCTGGACATCCGAATCTACGAGAAAAACGGACAGCTCTTTGGAGTGGCGTTCGCGGGGAGAGCCAATAAGCCGTTATGGAACTATCGATTCCGGGACCGGGCACAGTTGGATCGGGAAATTGCCGAAGCGGTCGAGTCTCGCAAGAGCCACATGGATTACAGGAAGCAGCGCCAGCAGGAACGCCAACAGTTCAAGCATAGTTTCCAAGTGGGCGACATTCTGTATTCGTCTTGGGGCTACGATCAAACGAACATTGACTTCTATCAGGTGACGGCTGTTGGAGATAGGAGCATCAAGATTCGCGAGATTGGACAGAAGACGGCGCGGCAAGAGACCGGAGCGGATTATGTGGTTGCTGTTCCAAACAGTTTTCAGGGAGCCGAAATGGTAAAGATGGTGCGTCCGGGTGATTCAGTTCGCATAAGTTCGTATGCGAGCGCATACAAGTGGGACGGTAAGCCAAAGTACCAGACGGCATTCGGGTATGGACACTAGGAGACAGAGATGAACCCCATTGTGACATCGAACGTAGTGGCGAATCCGGCCTTTGTGACCATCAATATCTACTTCGATGACATCGAAGAGCTGGAGCAGTCTGAGTATCACAAGCTCTTACGGGATGCCAAGGAGATTATAGACGATCTGGTTAAGAAGGGCTACCGGCTTCTGGATAATGCCGGGCTTTACGGTTTGTGGCAAGCAACGCGAGTGATGGACAAGTCGCGAATGGTGACGGCGGGGTATGTTTTTCAGAAAAGGCTGACCGGATCACAACTGTCGAAGGTAGACCGCCTGATGGGTGGTATAAGCTCAGAGCTTGCAAGGCGGGTGTCTGTCTTGAAACGAAGCATTACGTCATCGAAAGGAGAAAGCGGTATGGACAGAACGGCAAAGATTGCGGAACGGATTGCTGCCGACCGGCTGATGATGGCGGCAACAAAGAATCTCTCGGAGCTGACGGCCATTGCGCCGGAGTGGTATAAGAAGCGTGCTGAGTTCATGGAAGAGCAGGAAGCGGCTCAGCAGGAGTTCAATCGGAAGTGGGCCGAAGCGCACGCCGACCTTGAAAAAGGAACCACGGAGTTGCTGGCTGAGATCAAGAGTGAGCTGGTGAAATACTTCAAGCAGTCGGGGAAGGATGTTCGCCATGCGGACAGTACCGGCGGTCTGGTAGAAGTGTTCTTGGGGAGCAAGGATGGCGTGAAGCGGACCCAGAGCAAGGTGTCTGTCCACATCTCGCTGACATTTGAGAACGATGTCACAACCACGTGGATGCTGCGAAATGAACAACTGGATGATCGTCAGGGGTTGTTGTCTCCGACTGGAACCATTTCAAAGCTGATGGCCGAAGTTCGCCGGGCTGATAAGGCCGGGTTCTGGGACGAAGGGGAGATCGAATGAGCAGACTTGCCCAAGAGCTGTTGCGTGTCGCCAAAGAGTTGATAGCGGAAGATGATCGGAAGCTGACGCCGATAGACGGGATGAACCGTCGTCAGGCGTGTCGGTTTGTGAACGCTATTCTGGCGCGGCATACAAAGGGCCTTTTCCGGGATGATTCATGGCAGCCCGTACAGGCGATCTGGAAGGAATTATCCGCAGAGGGGATAACGTGGCAGTTGGAGAATGCGGAGTACCAGCATGATGCTCAGGGTCGGACCACGTCAAAGGTGTGGAAGTTTAAGGTGCTTTATCGGAATGACCGTGGCGTTTCGCCGACAATCCTGTACGGGGTGATAACGGCATCGGGAGCGGGGTCGGTGAGTGACCCACTGGAGAAATACGATCTTGTAGCGTATGTAAGTTAGGAGACGACATGAATAGATTGATGCTTGCGAAAGAACTGGTTGGAATGGCCAAGGAGTTGACTGCGCAACAGAAGCAGTTCAACACGCAGATGAATGTGGGCCGGGCTAAGTATGTGGTCAACCACCATGACGGAGAAAAGACGCATCCTGATGGAAGTCCATTCTTCGACATTGCGATTTTCAGCGACAAGAGATCGTTCGAGCGATTCGTGGCACAGTTGAAGAAGGATGGATACAAAGAGTCCTGATGAACTTGGCGAGCCGGATACTTGCTGTTGCCGGAGAGCTGGTGGGGATGGATTTCGCCACTCAGGAAGCTCTGGATAGTTATCTGAAAGAGCATCCTGATGCGGATCGTTCCAATCACCGGGTGGTGGAAAAGAAGCAAGGGCAACACGAGAAGGCCACGGGCGGGACTGGATTGGAAAGAGAGCTGTTCGAGAAGAACACAAAGCCGTTGCGAAAGAAGCTGTCTTTTGGAGATCGTATCGTTTTCTTGCACGGGGGCCATGTGAAGTGGGGCGTGCTGCATGATGTGGTCGGGAATCCGTCGAGCGGCGATCTGGTTGTGATCGATCCTGACGGAAAGAAGTATCAAGTGTCGCGAGAGCACGCTCGGCATACGTTGAAGTTTCGGGGAGCGCCAGAGCGTTAGGAGAAGAACATGTCGGTGTTTCCGGGTACATTCATTCCAACAGGGGTTGGAAGCAGCGCGAAGTTCAGCCACTTGGTTGATGATCTTCTGACGCCAAGACTGCTTGGATTCCGGCAGATTCATATTGCCGATGAGCCATGCGAGCTAAAGCCTGATCGGTTGACATGGTATGTCACATTCGGCAACTGGCTTCAGGGGGAAACCATCGTCATTCGGAAGAATGGCATTCCACAGGTGATCGGTGTTGGGGTGACAACGGTAGACTATACCTATGGAACTTTTCAAGCCGGTGCGCCGGACATTGGTTCCGACGGCCTGCCACGGGATGTGTTGGAAGCGTCGTACATTTTTGACTACTTTCCACAGGCAGTGCTGGAAGGTCTCATCACGTCGGCGGTTTCGATCATCAACATGACAGCACAGGGACCGCCAACGTCTTACACAGTGGATTCGGCTCCGACGGCATGGGAAGGCGTCATTGTGGACTTGGCGTTCGCGATGTGCATGGAGAAACTACTGCTCGACTATGATTTGTGGCGTTACCGTCTTGTGTTCGCCATTGGCCCGAACGAAATTGAAGGTGGTGGTGGTGACATTGCCGGTCAGCTTACGACGCTCAAGCAGAATGCGGAACAACGGGCGGAGAAGGCAATAGACAACCCGAAGTTCAAGACGGGCAACTATCTGTCGGTTCCCACGACGTATTACTACAGCGCCATCCGTGGGTTTGGAGCTTCTTCCGGGGCACACGGAGTACCGTTTATTACAGGGCGGTTGCGGGGGTGGAAAAGTAATCGGTATATGTGATGAAGAAGATCAGAGAGTGGTTGTTGGCGTTGAGCGCGTGGATCAATGCTCCACCAGATGAGAACGATTCCTTTGGAGTACATCTGCGGGAGACATGGCAGACGCTTCGTGATTTGTTTTGTGGCGGTGGTGGACCCAAGATGGCGTAGGTGAAATATGGCAAACGAAATCAGGTACAGTTTTTCAGTCAGTTTGACGAATGGAACGCTCGCGGATGCCTATAATCTCGGCAGTGCGACAGCGGATCAAGCATCGGCGCGTTTGGTTCGCAATGTACAGACGTTGCTGTCGGCGTCGGCTCAGGGAGATGTGATCGAACTGGGTGGAGTAACCACGCCGGGCATGAGTGTGTTTGCCAATCTCGACACGGCGAACTATTGCGAGATCGGGATTCAGGTTGGTGGTACGTTCTACCCGTTTATGAAACTGAAGGCGGGGCAGCAAAGTGGACCGGTTTGGATGGGGACGACAGCTCCCTATGGCCGGGCAAATACCGGCAACGTGAAGTTGTTCTACATCATTTACGAGACCTAGCATGGACATTGGCAAAGAGATTCAAGAGATCGGCAATCTTCTGGTGTCGGCGGCATTGATGCAGGAAATCCGCACACAGGTCGCTCACGTGATGCGGGAAGGGTTTGTGGTGACGGATGGGTGCCAT